GCTATGTCTGGTTTCATGAGCCTCAGTCCAGCAATTGCTCCTCAACTAAACGTTGATGATACACAAAGCACCTTTGCTGGTCTTCTCAACGGTAAGGTTAAGGTCTACATCGATCCATATAGCCCAGCAGGAGTAAACTTCTTCTGTGTTGGTTATAAGGGTGAATCGCCTTACGATGCTGGTTTGTTCTACTGCCCATACGTTCCGCTACAAATGGTACGTGCAGTTGATCCTGACACTTTCCAACCACGCATTGCATTCAAGACCCGTTACGGCGTCGTAGCTAACCCCTACGTCCTAAACGGAAAAACACCAGATGCTGATAACCTCACAGCTGGTTTGAATCAATACTACCGGTTGACTTCTGTTATCAACCTACACGGCAACAGCTGATAGGTAAGTAAAGTAACACTCCGAAAACCTCCCGTGAAAACGGGAGGTTTTTCTTTTATCATAAATATTTTTATGCCACAGGGTTGTACAGCTGACAATACCGATCCGCTATATTCAAATTACTTTCAATTGTCTTTTGGGCGGGGAACGAGACAACTTGAATTAATGATTCAAAAATGTAATTTGCCGGGATTGATTATTCCAGATCAAGCACAACCAACAATTTTTGGTACAACAATACCAATTCCAAGTATGGCTATTCAATTTGAAACTTTAAATGTAGAATTTATAGTAGATAAAGAATTAACAAACTGGAAAAGTTTATTTTCGTGGATGAGAAATATATCAAATATTCAAAATGATTATGAATATAATATAAATGATTATCAAAACTGGCACCACACTGCAACTTTAAAATTAATGACTACTGATTTTAAATATGGTTGCACTAATGTTATTCAAAGTTTTACTTTTTCTCACATAATACCTGTCAGATTATCTAGTTTAGTTTTTCAATCTGACAGCCCTGATGCTCAAATTGTAAAGGCATCTTGCATTTTTAAATATTCTTATTATACATTAAACCCAGATGCACCTTCAAATTTAAGCGGGGAACTTTAAATATAATCTTCGGGGTTGTCTGACCAGCCTTCTGCGCTATTGGGGTTGGCCTCGGGGTTATAAGGTAGTTTATTGCCCTCTGGTTTGACTTTACGGCGCTTCTTGGGCTTTGGTTGGGGTTCTGGTGGTTCTGGCGTAGAATCGCTTATATCCGATTCTGCCTCTTCGTCATCGTCTTCTATTAAAATTTCAGCCCCCTCGAAACTGTCGATAAGATCATTTACAAATAATATAAAATCTTCATTATTAAACAAGTCATTTAGAAGGTGTAATCCTTGTTGTGTATTTTCAGAAGTTTCATTGTTTGATGCCACTATTGATTTTGGATCTGTTTGCATTGTCATGAAGTAAACTTCATACATTTTTTCAAGTTCCAATGAAGGTTCTCCGATAAAAACAACACAATTTTTATTTACAACTGCTTCATAGTTTCTTAAATTTGCAAAATAATTTGTTAATTTTACATACTCAACTATTTCAGAGTTTTCTGATCTAGCTGTATAGCTTTCCATTTTTGCTGGAAGTTTAATATTAATTTTTTCTGGCGTAGGCTCGCTTACAAGGCCAACTAATTCTTCGCCTGTGATTAGCTTAACAACTCTTAATACGCCCGAGAAAGGGTTCTCAGGAAGTGAATCGGACATATGAATGTCCTCCCTTCCATAATATTTATCTTATTGAGTTTCTGTAAAACCCATTGAATGAACTTTATAATCAAACTTTTCTTTTTTGTATATCTTAATACGTTCTTCAAAATGTCGATACACGTGATTCTTATGTGATTTCCAACAAAGATCATCAACGATATCAAACACTTTTAACGATTTCTTTTTTTCTGATACTCTCAATCCACGACCAATACTTTGAAGTAAACGTATTACTGATTTTGTAGGAGAGGCGAACACAATATTATCAAGGTTAACGATATTAATACCAGCGCTAGTTGTACCGTAACTCGCCACCAAAATGGCATCTTTCTCAGTGTCAATAATTCTTCGAATGTATTCTCTGGCTTGCGCTTCTGTTTTTCCTGAGATAAAATAGACCTTACGTGCTCCCGCTTTTTCTTTGCAAAGTTCGTAGAGAGGCTTCCCTTGCGCTTCAACATAATTGAAGAGTACAAGCGTATTGCCCTTTGTTCTGGAGACCAGTTGCCAGATGAACTCATTTCTCTTATCATTACTTATGATCCATTTTATCTCATCGGCATATTTTTGTTTTTTAAGTAATTGTTTTTCTTCGTCTGTATACTTTAGTAGAATACAATCAATTCCAAGTTGAGCAAGCAATCCTTTGTTCATTAAGTTTTTTGTTTGAATGAATTGAACTGCTGGACCAAGAATTCCTTCAATACTTAATCTGTGTGCTTGTGTTTGTTGTAAAGTTCCTGTTGTTCCACAACGAAACCAAGCCTTGGTGAGTTTTTGTCCAATAAAGTTTATTGATTCTGCTTTTGCTTGATGGCATTCATCAAAAAATATAGCATCAAACTTGTCAAACCATTCTCTTGGCAATTTGTATATTGATTGCCAAGTAGAGACTACTATCTGTTTATTTGTTTCTTTTTCTTCACCAGCAGATATCTTGTGAATGTACTTCTTACACGACCAAGTCTTGTCTTGGCTTGAGTAATCAAAAAAATCGGCCTCCATCTGATTGACGAGGCCAACGGTTGGAACCAAAATCAATATTTTGCGGTCGGTATTTAATACCTTTTGTAGATATCGAACCAAGACGTATATAATAAGACTTTTTCCAGATCCAGTCGGAGATATCAACACAGAACGATGATTGTTCAATCCATGCATAATAGCTTGCACCTGATGTGTATGCATTTGAACTGGTTTTTTGCGGACGGAAACCTTCAGTGATTCGTAGAAAGCCTGAAGTTGATCCTCTGTTACGCATAAAGGATTTTTACTCTCCTTTATATTTAAGGTGTATTTGCGATCTGTGCAAAATTTTTGTAAGTAAGTTTTTAACCCTCTGGGAAGAGTAGATGAAAGAATATCATAGAGCCGAATTTTTCCATCCCATATGCGACGTTTAAACATCGGCATAAATTGGGCACCGGGAACCATGAATGAGAAATAATCTCTCAATTCTTGTTTAGTTCCTTTTTCTGCTTTTACATAATATCTTACTTCATCAATAGATTCAACATCTATATTCACATAATATTTAGATGATTCCATTCATCATTTTTTGCCAATCAATAGCCGATTTTATCATAAAATTTCTGTTGTTAAGTCCCTTTAAAAATTCTTCCACTATTCTAAGTTTAACTTCACTCACAGCAACTTTAGATTTAAGTTCAATAACTTTTGGATCTGCTTCTACAAATTGTTCTACATCACTTTTTAAGAGTGTAAAATTACAAGGCTCTTCGTCCCAAAGTTTTAATTCTTCTTGGGAAGCTTTACCAGTAAAAATTTTCCACTTACGCAATTTTAAAATTGCCAATTCATTTTGTTGTTTTGTCAAAAGTAATTTGACATCTGATAAAATTGTAAGATACTTCGAGTGTATTTGAGGTATCTTAAGAGACTCTATACCTAACTCAGTAGAGTCTATTTGAGAGTCTTTAGTAATAAGTTCTTTAAGGTTCTCTAGATTCATCTTTTAAGATGTAATATAAAGTAACTCTAGAGTAAAGTCAAATAAATATATTTGACAATTATATAAAAGACTTTATAATACCTTTGAGGACTATTGATGCGCATTGATCTTCGTGAAATACCTGTGATTTGGATAAATTTGGATTCTGCAACAAAAAATGCAGAACAAATGGAAAAAAAATTAAAAGATTACGGATTTAAAAATACATATAGAAAATCCGCTAGGGTTATTCCAGCTCCACCGGAAACAATATCTAGTAATGCACACTATGTTGGTTGTGCTCAATCTCACATAGACATATTGGATGATAAAAATTATTCCACACCACTTCTTATTTTAGAAGATGATGCCGAATTTTCTCCAAATTATAATCCAATATTAAATATTCCAGATGATTCTGATGGAATTTATTTGGGTGTTTCTAGTGGAAATGTTTTTTATCAAACAAAAAAATATAACGAAGACTACATGAGAATTGGTGGAATATTGGCTACTCATGCAATTTTATATTTGACAGAAATTTACAGAAATAATATGTCAAATGTTGCAAAGTATTGTATACACAATTTACAAAGACCATGGGACATGGGAGCCGCATCTTTACAGATGCAATATAGAGTGTATACCCCAAACAAACCATACTTTTACCAGTCTGACGATAGAGAATCAGCAAATAAATGGCAACATTTTACAGATAATTCTTTGGAAAATAGAGATTCACCAAATTTATGATTACATTTAATAAAATTGGGCAATATGGTAGATTTGGAAATCAAATGTTTCAATATGCCACTCTATATTCTATAGCAAAAACAAAAAAATATTCATTTGGTGTTCCATATCACAATAGATCAGACAACGAATACATGGATTTTTGTTTAAAAGATTGTTTTAAAAATTTAAGCGCAGAAGAATCTTCAAATGTAAGTAATATCCACAAAGCAAAAGAAAAAAAATTTGAATACAATGCGGGTATATTTGGAATACCCGACAATACTGATATTTGTGGTTATTTTCAAAGTGAAAAATATTTTTTAGATTATAAAAATGATTTGATAAAAGAATTTGATTTTGAAAACCAAATTAAATTAAAAGCAGGTGATATTAGATCATTAACTTCAAATGAAGCAATTTCAATACACATACGTCTGGGTGACTATTTAAATCAGCAAAACAATCATCCCATCTGTTCTATTGATTATTATAATCAAGCATTAAAAGAATTACCAGATGATAAATTGATTTTTATTTTTAGTGATGACAATGAAACAGCTAGTAAAATATTTCAAAAATTAAATAAAAAAATAGTTTTTCCTGAAACAAATAATAAATACGTCGATATGTGTTTAATGAATTTTTGTGATTACCATATAATTGCAAATAGTTCTTTTAGTTGGTGGGGTGCATGGTTGGCGGATAGCAAAAAAACAATAGCACCAAGCATATGGTTTGGTCCAGATCCAAATATGCCAAAAAATTGGTCAGATATTTATTGCAAAAATTGGATAATTATATGAGTTTAAAAATTATTTCATCAGAGCCTTGTTGGAATATTTTGTATAAAAAATTAAAAACAGAATATCCAGAATTATGTGAAAAAAATATTACTTTATGTATAAATCAATTAAGTCCAATTGAAAATACAAAAAATATATTATGGTTGCATGAGTCACCGGCTTTGCTGGAAAATATATTATTTTTATTAAAAACTAATGAAGAAGCATTTAAAAATTCATTTTTTAAAATATATTCTTGTATAAATGAATTAAAAAAATATTCTTTTGTAGAGTACATACACCCATCAAACAGTTCTTGGGTTAAAAATTCAATTTTAAATTTAAATAAAACAAAAAATATGAGTATGATAACTTCTAATAAAAATTATACAAAAGGTCATAAGATTAGAAATTTTTTAGTAAATAATTTACCAGATAATGTTGATTTGTATGGAAAAGGATATAATGAGATTGAATACAAAGACCAAGGATTGTCGGATTACAGATTTTCAATTGCTATTGAAAATGATGATACAGAGTGTTATTTTAGTGAAAAATTACTAGATTGTTTTTTAACTTCAACTATACCAATTTACTGGGGTTCTAGATGTATATCAAACATATTTAATAATGATGGTATAGTTTGGTTAGATGATATAAAAGATTTAAAATTATATGATGAAAATTATTACAAATCAAAAGAAAGTGCTATAAAAGAAAATTATTTTTTAGCATTAAAAAATAATATAGACCCTTATGATTCTTTAAAAAAAATATTAATAGAAAATTAAAATGAAATTATCAATAGCAATACCCACATATGAATCTTATGGAAATGGTTGGTTATATATTTCGGAGCTTTTAAATAGCATTATAAAACAAACAGAAAAAGAAATAGAAGTGGTCATCAGCGATCAAAGCGAGGATGATAACATAAAAAACATTTGTAATTATTATTCTAAATTTTTAAATTTAAAATATATAAAAGCAAATAACATAGAAAGAAGTAATTCAGTAAATGCAAATAATGCAATAAAAAACTGTTCTTCTGATATTGTAAAAATAATGTTTGGCGATGATTTTTTTATTGATGAAAATGCTATTACAAAAATTTGTAAAAATTTTGAAAAAAAATCTTGTAATTGGCTAGTAAGTGGATGTCTACATTGTAGAAATATTCATTCAATGTTTAGACCTTTTATTCCGCGTTACAATAATGATATGCATCTCGGTATAAATACAATTAGTTCACCAAGTGTTTTGTCTTTTAGAGGAAGACATTATTTTGATGAAAAATTGGTAATGTTGATGGATTGTGACATGTATAAACAACTATATGATAAATTTAAAGATCCTTTTATAATTGAGGATTATCTTATTTGTAATAGATTGCATGAAACACAACTACAAAATATACACCAAAATAAACTTGCTTTTGAAACAGAATATTGTAAAATGAAATACTCAAAGGAAATTATAAATGCGTAAAAGAATTTTAGTCACAGGTGGTTGTGGTTTTATTGGTCATCATATGGTTGAATATTTGCTAGAAAATGATGATTCTGATGTTGTTATTCTAGACAGATTAGATGTTTCTGGAAATTTAAATCGGCTAACAGAACTTCCTAACTGGGAAAAAAATAAAAAAAGAGTAACTTTTGTTTGGCATGACATGAAATCTGAATTTCATAATAATGAAATTTTAAAAAATACAATAGGTCAAATTAATACTGTCCTACATCTAGGAGCTTCTTCCCACGTAGACAGATCCATTGACGACCCACTATTGTTTGTTATGGATAATGTTGTAGGTACATGCAATATTTTAAATTTTGCCAGACAACAAAAAAACTTAGATAATTTTGTTTATTTTTCAACTGATGAGGTTTTTGGTCCAGCGCCAGAAGGTGTAAATTATAAAGAAAATGATAGATACAATTCTGGAAATCCCTATTCAGCATCCAAGGCAGGCGGGGAAGAATTGTGTGTAGCATTTGAAAACACATATAAAATGCCTATGATGATAACACACTGCATGAATGTGTTTGGTGAAAGACAACACCCAGAAAAATTTATACCACTTTGCATTAAAAATTCTTATATTGGAAACAAGCTATTCATTCATTCTAATAAAAATTTAACAAAAGCTGGAAGCAGATTTTATATCCATGCAAAAAATGTTTGCAATGCTGTAGATTTTTTATTAAAAAATGGAAAAAACGCAGAAAAATACAATATTGTTGGTGAAAAAGAAGTAGATAATCTTACATTGGCACAAATGATATCAAAATGTGTTGGAAAAGAATTGGTTTACGAATTAGTTGATTTTCATAGTAGTAGACCCGGTCACGATTTAAGATATGCTTTAGATGGAGAAAAAATGGCAAAAATGGGGTGGGTTCCAAAAGACAACTTAGAGCAATCTATAGATAATTTGGTTAAATGGTCTCTAGACAATAAAAAATGGATTGGACTCTGATATGAATAAAGTAAATATTCCTCTTTTTAAAGTTTTTATGTCTCCTACTTGTACGGAAGAAGTAGGTAAAGTTTTAAACTGTGGTTTTATAGGGCAGGGAGAAAAAGTAGAACTATTTGAATCAAATTTAAAAAATTATTTAAACTGTTCACACTTAGTTACAACAAATACCGGAACTTCGGCATTACATTTAGCTATACATATGTTAAAAAAACCATGTGTAGAAGATAAAAATAATTATTGGCCTGGAATTCAAGAAGATGATGAAATATTAACTACATCTCTCACTTGTACGGCATCTAATTTTCCTATATTAGCAAATAATATTAAATTAAAATGGGTTGATATAGATCCTACTACATTAAATATTGATTTAGATGATCTTGAAAGAAAAATAACATCTAAAACAAAAGCAATTATAGTAGTTCACTGGGGTGGTTATCCAAACGATCTCAACAGGCTTAAAAGAATACAAGAAAAATGTAAAAATTTATATGGATATGCTCCAGCAATAATTGAAGACGGTGCACATTCTTTTGGATCAAAATATGACGGTAAATTTTTAGGAAATCATGGAAACATGGTTATGTATAGCTTTCAAGCAATAAAACACATAACTACTGTAGATGGTGGTTTACTAGTTGTCCAATCAAAAGAAATTGAAGACAGAGCCAAACTGCTTAGATGGTATGGAATAGACAGAAATGACAATAGAAAAGATTTTAGATGCGAAGCAGATATAAAAGAATGGGGTTTTAAATTTCATATGAATGATGTTTGTGCAACTGTTGGTATTGAAAATTTAAAATATGCTGATAAAATTATCGGAACCCATAAAAGTAATGCTAAATTTTATGACAATGAATTAAAAAATATTTCTGGTATTACACTATTAACGAGACACCCAGAAAGAGATTCTGCTTTTTGGATTTATAGTCTGCTAGTAGAAAACAGAGACGATTTTATGAAGTATATGAAAGAGTGTGGTATTATTGTTTCACAAGTTCACGAAAGAAACGATAAACACACTTGTGTAAATGCATATAAAACTTTTCTTCCAAGTTTAGACAAAACGGTTGGTAAAATTGTGTCTATTCCGGTTGGATGGTGGGTAAACGAAGAAAATAGGGAATATATTGTAGATTGTATAAAAAGAGGTTGGTAATGAATTGTTTAAAAATTATAGCAACATATTTGGGTCCTAGAAGACAAAATAATAATAATTTTTCTTCTGAACACCAAGCAAAAGAATATTTAAATTATTCTTTAAATGAAATAGAAGCTAATATTGATCCGGGAATTAAAATGGATATTTTAATTGTTAATAATTGTTATGGAAATGAAGAATCAAAAAATTTTATCAATTTTTTTAATAATAAAAAATTAAAAAAAGGCCGTATTTTTGTTTCTCATAGAGAAAATGATGGGGGTTCTTTTGGTGCTTTTTCACACGGGTATAGTTTATTTGAAGACAAATATGATTATTTTATTTTCAATGAGGATGATATAATAATAACTAAATCAAATTATATGGAAGAAGTTGATTTTTTATTTAAAGAAAATAAAAATATAGGTTTTATTTCATTTTCTCCAATATCTTTTTCTAGTTGCACACACTCAGGCGGTGGTTTTGGAGTTACTACAAATAATATTTTAAAAAATATTGTAAAAGATAAATCTACAAACAAATTAAGATACTTTAATGGCACTGATTACAATTTATATGAAAGATCTGAAATTGAATTTACTAACTGTATTGTAAGATCTGGATTAAAATTAATAAATCATCCCTCCTTTTCTCCTTTAGCAGAAAATTATAAAAAACACCAATCTCAAAACGTACCACAATACGTAACAGAAGAAAATCTTTCTAAACCATTTTTGTATAAGGTTGGTATATAATGAATGATCTTATTTGGGACAATTTTTGGAAAAACAAAACCATGAACACCACATTTACGAGATAACTTATGCTGGGATGGAATGAAAAAATAAAAAAAAATTTAGGTTATTGTGGTAAAAATGTTTTTATAGGACAAAATGTTTTATTTGCCAACCCAAAATTAGTTTATCTTGGTGACAATGTCAGAATAGATCCATTTACTTGGATTACTACCGGATTGAAGACGGGAAACAATATACAAATATGTTCCCATGCGGTTTTGAGTGGAGGTAAAGAACATACCATAACTTTAGGAGACTGGTGTTTCATAGGATATGGATCAAAGCTATTTTGTGCGTCCGAAGATTATAGCGGGGATTATGGTCCAGTAAACGACTATTGGGGCCAAAATAAAATTTTTAGAGGAAATATTATTTTTAATAATTTTTCTGGTGTGGCGTCTGATGTTATAGTGATGCCAAAAGTTAGTTTACCGGAAGGCTGTTTGATAGGAGCAAAAAGTTTTGTTTACACAAAAAATAATATTACTCCATGGAGCATTTGGTTGGGTAATCCATTAAAAAAACACAAGGAAAGAAATAAAAATAGTGTTATAAATAAATCTATAGACCCAACTTTTTTAAGAAAAAAATAAAATGAAAAAATATCAAACAAACGTGGACTCTACAAATTGGCCTTGGTGTGAATCTCCATTTTTTTATGATTTGTTAAAAACACAAAATTTGTCTGAAGAGCAAAAAAAATTGGCAATACAATTTCACGAAGATGGTTATGTAATTTTAGATTTAAATTTGTCTCAAGATGAATTAGATGTTTTTAAAGAAGAAATAGATAAAATTAATAGTGATGATAAAACAAAAACACAAGAATATGGTTATCATTATTCAAAAGGAAAAAGAATTTTTGAGGGGTGGAAAGAAAGTAAACTTTTAAGATCTTTATCTTTAAATCAAACAGTATTAAATTTTTTAACAAATTTATATCAAAGAAAACCACTTCCCTTTCAAACCATAACATTTAATTACGGAAGTAACCAACCATTACACAGCGATGTTTTGCATTTTCATTCCATGCCCCATAGATGGTTAGCAGCTGCGTGGGTTGCATTAGAAGATATGGATGAAAACAATGGATCTCTGGTTTATGTTCCCAAAAGTCATAAATTACCTATATTTGATTTTTATGATTTAAAAATTAAAACTCCAGAATATGGAAAACAATTTGACAGTTATTCAGAGTATGAAGAATTTGTAAGACAGTTGGTAGAAACTAAAAAAATGGAACAAAAAACCCTTATATGCAAAAAAGGACAGGTTTTAATATGGGCTGCAAATTTAATTCATGGTGGAGATGCCATTCGTGATACTAATCGTTCAAGATACAGTCAAGTAACACACTATTATTTTGAAGGATGTGACAAATATTTTAGTCCAATGTTTTCAGAAGCTTGGCATGGAAAATTTGCAGAAAAAGATTTAACAACAAAAAATTTTTATGAACTTGAAAAATAATAATATTGTAATTTTTGGTGGTACTAGCGGGCTTGCTGTAAAAACAATTCCCCATATAAAATACGATTCTTTAGAGTCTTTATCATCAAAAAATTGTGACGTTAGATCTTTAAAGGAAATAGATTTTTATATAAAAAAATCTAATATAGCTTTATATTTTTCTGTAGTAAATTATGATAATTTAATATCCAATACTAATGATGATGATATAAATCATTCTTTAGATGTAAATATAAAAGGTTATTTAAATGTTTTAAAATCTTGCGCAAATAATTGGAAAAATACAGGAGGAAGACTAATATATATGTCTTCAATTTTGACTACAAATCCAATAAAGGGTACTTGTTTGTATTCTTCATGTAAGTCTTTTTGTGAAACAGCAACAAAAATTTTTGCAATAGAAAATGGAAAATATAATATAACAGCAAATGCCATACAGTTAGGTTATTTTGATGGTGGTTTAACATATAAAGTTCCAGAAAAAATTTTAGAAAATGTCAAAAACACTATCCCAAATAAATGCTTGGGTGATTGTAAAAATTTAGCTAATATTATTAATTTAATTGTTGAAAATTCTTATATTAATGGTAGTATTATAAAAGTATCAGGTGGCTTATGAATAACATAAAATTTTTAATTGTTTTGGCTTATTACAAAAGACCAAAAATTGTTTTAAATGCTTTGGACAGCATTAAAAATTTAAATTATGATAATTGGGAATTACATTTTATAGATGATTCCGGCGACGATTCATTTAAAAATATTTTATTTTCTTTTGGTTTAGAAAACAAAAAAATAAAATATAGCGCAATTTTTGAATCAGATGAAACAAAAATTAAAAAAGGTGGCTCATCACATGGATATTTTATGAACGAAGCAATAAAAAATTCTGATGCAGACTACACAACTATATTATGTGACGATGATGCTTTAGTGAAAGATTCATTTTTAAATTTAAATAATTTTATACAAAAAAATAAATCTTTAGATTGGTTTTATAATAAAGTTTATTTTTATGATCCTACAAAAGAATTTTACAGCAATTCTAATTGCAAAATAGAAGTACAAAATAATAATTATAAATCATTTTATGATTTAAATAATTATTGTGAACCAATTAACCCACAAAATAAAGTAGATGGGTCTCAAGTAATTTATAAAAATACTTTATTTAAAAATAATTTAGTAAGTTATCCTTTTCCCCAAACTATGAATTTAGATTCTTCTATTTTGGGACAAATATATAAAATTGCTGGACCTTGCTGGCCTTCTTACATCTATACACAATATAAAGCAGCTTTTGAAGATCAAATGGGAAATAGAACTTCTGCTTTCATTTTAAATGACACTTAATTTTAATAATACAACATTGGTGATGGTTGATGGAAACGGAAGAT